AAATGTCTTGTTTGGGGTGATAAGAGGTGCTTAGCGTTTGAAGAGCCAAAGTGCGTTCAATTCCATGATTGGCTTAATAAAATTCTCAATTTAAAGAAACAGTTAGAACTCTATGAACAAAAAAATCTTTTCGCTTCTGCTTCCTAATAGATCAGTTCCTTACGATTCCCTTAAAGAAGAACAGAAGATATGCGTTGAATTTGCCAACCATATGAGGCAATTGACCTTGACTGGCAAGTTTCCCTATATATGGTTTCATATTGCCAATGAATTCCTTCCCTCGGCACGTAAGAACTTCTCATTTGATCTGAAGCAAAAGCATATGGGGAAGATATCTGGCGTGTCTGATTATTGCTTTATGAGTCCCAAGGATAGTTTCTTTATAGAATTTAAGACCGTAAAAGGCAAACAAACAGATAACCAGAAGATGTTTGAGGAATGGTGCTACACAAAGAATGTGCCATATTATATATGCAGGAGTGCTAAGGAAGGCATTGATTTGGTAGAAGAAAGATTAAAAGCACTTCGAATACCGTAGTTAGTTGACTGAAATAACAAACCACTACAAATATCGAAGTGCTTGTTTTTAGAACGAATACATCAATCTAAAGCTTGTCGTGTTAATTGTAGGCTTAAATGTAACAATCCCTACAGAACTCTTTAATTTTAGGCTAGAATATGTTTTTACAGTATATTCAACCCCAATTCCCCAATTGGTATTTAGCTTATAATCTACACCAAAGCCGTATATTGTGCCATATTCATTAGTTTTGACCCTATTGGTAGTTGGGGGACCCATACCAGCATTAGTTTTAAACTGTAAGTCCCAATTCGTTTTAACTAATCCAAATTTTGTAAAAACCATTAAGTCTTTGATAATAATGCCAATCTTACCAACTCCGGTGAAAGAATTGTTTGTCTTTGCAATTGTGCTGTATCGCACCATATGCTCTTCTTTATTAATTTTTAAGTTATGGTTTTGAACACCAAATTCCAATCCAACAAACAATGGTGTGTCTTGTATGAGATGGTTATAACCAATGAAAGCGCCAACATTCCCGTTTTTGTTTCCTGCGTTCGAAGAGTGCCTTAGGTGATCTCCTGATTTCCGTACCATATCTCCTTGTGTAAATGATTGTCCAATATCAATGCCGACATGCAATCCTTCATTTCCCAATACTGCCGTGGAAGTGGCAATTGTTAACATTAAAGCTTTAATGATCCTATTTAGTGACACTTTCCTTTTTCCTTCTATTTAACCTAATATAATCGGATACCCTGGTAACGTTAAGACTATATAAGTCCACGTCTTCCTTACCATAACGGTTATCATGATTATTGCACATTTTCTTTATTTTCTCCATATAGAAAAATGGGTCACTTTTTATTATCTCTTTGTCTTCTTTAGGTAATATTCCAAATGAATAGAGTAGCAAGTCAGGTTTAACCTCTAGAGATTCAGCAATTGCCAATGCAGTCTCAAGAAGTGGATCTCGTAGGCTTCTTTCGTAAAAGCTTGCTCCTCTTATAATGCTACCATTGCTATGCCTTATTTCATGAAGGGTCACATTTAGGTGATCTCTCATGATTCTTAATATGGTATTATATCTTCTATTAACTTTGCCTGTCATATTGTTTCCTTTGATTTTTTTTGTATTTTTGGGGAGAAACGATCTCACCCGAACGCGCTCCTCATAATTATTCGTTTATAACTTAAAGCTTCTAAATAAGCAACATTTTTATTTCAATAATTATAAAATTTTCCTATTTCATATTGGCATGCATTTATACTAAGTTAGATATGTCAAGAAGTTTTGTCATTTTTAACTTTGCTTTCATAGCAAGAAAGGTCATGTCCTGTGGCTCTCCGTCTTATAAAGCCTGTCAAATCTATTAGTCCGTGCGACATTACGTCTCCCATCTCTAAATCCCTTCGTGCCGAAAGACTTAAACAATCTATGCCCGCTTCCTTTCTTAAATATGAGATGCATATTATTGAAACCTTAGGTTCAAAGTCTGCTGCCCAGCTTTTCTGTGCCCTTGAATATCGATTCCAGAAGAAGCCATTGGGCTTTTATAAGTTCATGTCTCCTTGTGGCAATCCATTTTATAGAAAGGGCGATAGTTTAAGTGAAGAATTGAAATTAGAACGTACTATATTATGGAAAGCTTTAAAAATCATATGCACCCCTTATAAAAGCAAATCTTTATATCGTGCCGCTAAAGAGACCCATGGTGAGTTAGGAGCTTTTCAAGGGAAGCCTTACCTTTCATATTTTGATAGAATTACTCGCCAGACATTCTATCTAAGAGATTACCGTGCTGTTAAAGAGATACGAGATGGAACCTTTAAAAATGACTTATATGTCACAAAAGTCAACCTCTCAGAAGTTGATAAAAGTCAACCTCTACGGGGTTGTAAAAGTCAACCTCTACGGGGTTGTAAAAGTCAACCTCTGGAACCTCTGTCACCCGCAGAAACAAAGGCTGAGGAGTGCCCCTCAGAGAATACATTACAAAGAATACCTCTCTCTCTCTATCTCTCTCTAGCGAATTCAGGGCAGCCAGAACAGCCTAAGGAAGAAGAGATTAAAATAGAGGTGGATGTGAATACAAAACAGCCAGATCCGTCGGTGGACATCGTGAGCCAGATGATCGACACCTGGAGGCGGGTAACTCAGTGTGATTTATCTTCATCCCCTACCAAGTCCACAGTTGAGAATCTGTCGATTGCCTACAAGGATGTGTTTGGGTCTTCCCTTGAAAAGTGGCAAGCCTATTGCAGCCTTATCCTTTCATCCAAGTATCTGATGGGTGAAACTGTCCAGAAATTCAAACTTAACCTTGCATGGGCTGCAAAGCCTGACACCATCATCAAAATAACCGAAGGCCATTACACAACAGGAGATAGAATTAACGTGATTTACCTTGACCTAGAGCCCATATCTGATCCAGACCCTATAATTTTAAAGTTTAAGCATACGTGTTTAGATAAAATGGGTAAGGCCAAATATATTAGTTGGATTAAGCCTATGGGGATTAGCCGTAACATCAATGGTGAAATTAGCTGCATATCGCCTAACCTTTGGTTTGCTAAGCATATCTCCACGAATGACTTCTTAGGATTTGGTTATTTTATGAATGAATTGGCTATACCCGTAATTGTTATTAAGTCTCCCGATGGTAAGGAGGCAGGTAGGATATACCCTCATTCTTCTAAATAAGACTCTCTGATGGCCTTTGATGTGTTTTGGGTCTCCAACATGGTTAACGATCCCAAAGGCCACTCTATGGTCTTCTAATGAATCCATACGTTAGATTGTATTATTGTATTTCAATTAAAAATATGTCTTGCTTGTGTAAAACAATTGTGCTTTTATAGGTATGTAAAGCAATATATATGATGAAAAAATAATTAATTATACATAATATACAAAGGTTTGAGTTTATGAAAACGATATTTGCAAAACATGAGTCATTAACATATGCGTTGAATATATTGGCTAATTATGAAAAAAACAAAGGTGTCGATACAGATTGTGATTTAGAATGTTTGTTATTTGATTCATTCAATATGTTTATGCAGGAGATGAAGGATCATTTAAAAACGACTAGAAAGTCTCCAAAGAGAAGTTCTTTCATTGGAGCTTTCAGGATGTTGGCAGAGATTTCATTTGATAAATTAGAAAAAGAAGTAATGGGAGTTAATTGAATGGATGATGATAAGATACACATAGATCACTTTAAAGATAAATTATATGATATGCTCCCGGACCATATTCCTGAGGAAAATCGAAACTCTATTGTTAATTTGGTTGTTGAGATATGCGAAGTCATTGATGGTAATGAAACAAGAGATATTTATTGTGCTATCGAAATTCTTCATAACCGTTTTTCTTATTTGATTGATAACGAACATGGAGGGACAGTGCATTGAATAACTTAAGCTTACAAATTCTTGTTGCTATGGCGATTATGCTGCTTTTTATGTTGGGGTATGTGTCTCATTCCTTGCTGGGCAATAACAATCCTGTTGAAGAGGTTGCTGAGCAATTGTTAAAAGATGATTATGGTGTAGAGGTGGAGTTTAGTAGAAAATGAGAAGTTATATAAAATCTAATAAAAACATGATAGACACGATTAATTTAATAAAATCGTTTCTTTGTCAAAATGCTAGTTATAAAGAAGGTGCAGATTATTACGAGCTCACTAAATTGTTTCAGCATTTGCAAAATCTTATTGAGTATGATCAGGATCAACTTTATAAATTTCAAGATCTAGCAATAAAATGTGAAAATAGGGAAAATATTAAAGAGCTTATTGCAAAAGTATCTTTGCTGGAACAAGAAATTAAGAGTATTCATTATAAAATTAATAACTTAGCACATAAATTATGACCCTTCTTTTTGATATGACTGATGATGAATATGAAAAGCTTGTTAAGCCTTACATACGTAAGCACCTACAAGTGGTTCAGGATTATTATACCTATGAAGAGCTAATGGCTAGACGAAGGCGTACCGTGTTTGTTGTTGGCCCTTATTTAGGTGACACTGACGGATTAACTCCACTTGCTGGTATGGAGCATTGTATTCATTTTTCCAATGAAAATGGTGAATTAACCTTAAGAATTGATTTTGAACTATTTGGACATCTTTATTATATGGCAGTAGATAAAGAATTTTGTGACAAGATAGAACGTTTTAAAGAGATTGGACGTAAGATATTTTTAGATGAAAAAGAAAACTTTAAACCATTAAAAGAAAAGGATAAAATAGATGACGTTAATAAAGAAAATTGATAATAATCAAGTGTATAGTGTTTGTTTTGTGAGGGCGTTATGACTAAGGGGGAACTTATAAAAGCTATGGATGGCTTAGATAATGATACACCAGTTATGGTCGGGAGTCCTCCTAATGAAATTATGGAATATTGTATGGGAGATATTATGGATATCAGTGTCTATAATCCTGGTAAAGAATACCCTAAGGGAGTGATAGTGATTGAACTTTACTAAAGCGGAATTAATCGAGGCTCTCAAAGACTTTCCTGATGATATGGAAATAATTTTGTCTGTTGATGGTTCTATGGGTGGGTTGAAAGATATTGAAAAGTTAATTAATTTATCTGATGTTATGGAATATATTTTATTGGTAGGAGCGACTTAGATTAATGAGCATTAAAGATGATGATGGATTTATGGATGTTTTTTCAAGATATACTATGGGTACAGTTGATATGTCTGTGGATTATTATACCAGGAAACTTTTAAAGGAAGATTTCGAAATAAAGCAGACTTCTTTAATGGATGAACTTATTGAATATATTGACAAATATGTTGAAGAGAAGGTGCTTGATAAATATCTTGATATGGTACAAGACTAGTTTTATCTTAACAAAACATATACTTTTTGTTCTAGTTAACTAGCGATTAACTAGCTCTAAGCTAGAGATTGGAAATAATGACTTTTGTTAAAGGTGAGGGTTGGAAAGCTTCTGGTGGGAATGCTAATGGTAGGCCAGCTGACTTTAGAGTTAAGCTTACTACGAACCTTGTAGAAGATAACTGGGATGATGCCCAGGCTATTGTTAAGATGCTTGGTACTCAGGCTAGATCAGGCAACCAAACGTCTTTAAAGCTCTATTGTACAACTGTGCTGCCGTACTTCCTGGTGAAGGCTAAGGTTGATATTGATATAACGCAGAATGGAACTAATGAATTGACAGAAGCATGTAAGGGATTGAGCGCTGAGCAGCTAGAATCGATAGGTAAGATTATAAGTGGAGGAAAGATTGATGATTAGAGGGCGTCACTTTTAAAAGAAAACATTAAAGTTAATCTTTACGCCCTCTGGGTGGAGTATATGGCTAATAGAATGGAAATGACAATGACTGAAAGAGAAAATAATGTTTTATCTATTGCAAGGAAAGCGGTTTAAGAGTCCGAACAATTTGAAGGGGAAGAAGAATGATGACATTTGAGAATACAGTTGTCATTATGTTATTGTTGATATTTTTAGCCATTGTGCGTGTTGGTTGTACATTTTCTAATATAGAAAAAAAAGATAAATGATGGAGGATAATTACTGAATATGGGAACTGAATATCGTTTATTTTGCAAAGATTGCGACGTTTTGTCTTTAGATTCCATAGGGTCTGTTTATGTATTGTATACGGATAACATGGTTATAGAATTTTTAAAAAAGCATTGGTCTTGTAAGGAAGGCGTGAGAATCGTAAATTGTGATACATATGGAATTCTAGATTATAAGCTTGATGATGGAAAACCGGAATCGCTGCCTTTTTGGCACGAGATGATAGCTATAAAGAAACCAAAGGATTAAGTCATGAATAGCTTTACGATTTTCACATGGCTACTGACTGCCTCGACAATTTTTGGAACTTATCTAAACAGTAGACAGAATAAGTATGGATTCCTTGTATGGGGCTTATGCAATGTCTTGTGGCTGTCTGTAGACTTCACACGAGGGATATATGCACAGGCTGCGTTATATGTAGTGTTTATAGGGTTTAACGTTTATGGATGGCGTCAGTGGGGGAAGAAGGATATTGTTCTTTCAAAAGCATATTTAAGGTTTTATTTTGATTCCAGAAGAAATATGTTAAATTTTATAAATATCAATAAAATAACTCATTATGAACATAGTATCCCGGCGGGTGATCTCAATGATAGTAAATATCATTTGCTGATAATTCCTAATGACTGAAGGTCTGTCTGTAGAATCAATTAAAAGATTGAGAGAGCGTGCCTGTAGTAGTAACCTAATAATTATTGAAGACCCTCACTTTAGGCTATCTGAGCCAGATATAGGTCCAAGGTATTTATTTTTATCTCAAAAAGCATGGGACATTTATTTAGAAGATTGTGGATTTGAAAAAGATCATAAAAAAGAAATATGGATTTCTGGGCATGTTGTGCATGTATCTATTATAGATATCAAATTAAATGATGTTGATCTTACGGACTCAAGGAAATCATCAAAGAAATTTTATATGGATATCGATAAAAAGCATAAACGTAAAAAAAACAATTGACACTCAGTTTAAAAATATATACATTTTAGTTGTAGATAATTAATGAGGAGAAATAATCATGAGCAACATAGTCCAAATAAATTTTAATGATCTTGCTGAGTATGATTTTAGTGATGTTATTGATAAAATGAAAGAAATAGCTTTAGAAATCAATCCTTTAGTTCTAATGTTGGGTAACGCTAATTTTTTAATTGAAGGGAGAGTGATGAATCTTGATAAAGGATTTCCTCCTAAACTTGAAATTTCATTTATTTATCATTACACTCATCAACATAAATCAGATAATCTGTTTGCTGTATCAACTGACTATATATCTAATCCTCAAGAAATAAAAGACCATGCTTTTAAGGTAGATTTATATGAAATTGTTAACGATTTTATAAACCGTGTTTGTGAAAATGTTAGGCGTCTATTAACAGAGGATAAATAATATGAAATTCATTACGATCGAGCATGAGGATGGCGAGTTTACTATACCCTTAGATGCAGTAAGATATGTTGGAAAACATAAATACGAATGTTGTCTTAAATATTCTTATGACAATGGTGAGATTTACGCTAGTGTAGAATTAACAGAAGACCAATACAATAAGCTATTGAGGCAGTTGCATAACATTGATAAGCCACGGATAATTGATAATGATCTGCATCGTCTCAATGCATCAGAATAAATCTATTAGGAGATAAACAAATGACAAAAAAAATTGCAACCTTAGTAGAATGTGAAGATCATGGTTATATACCTTCTAGAGGTGATATGGCTAAAACCTTTTCTCATCATATATTAAATCTGGCTGTAAATTCAGAACATCAAGACCCTAGAATTGATGTTACGTTCCATGACGGCTCATTATTATCATTCATAATATACGAGGGTAAAGTTGGCTTTAGATGCCTACCCAATGAAATTTATAGAGAGTCAATGGAGAAAATTAATGCATCAGAATAAGCCTACAGCGCCAATCACATATTTAAGCCAGAAGGGAATTACGATTCCTATAGAGGTTGATACGAAACCAATTCAAGTTAAATTTACATTAAAAGAACTTGCTTTGCTTCAGACTCTTTCCAATAGATCTTTGATAAATTGTAATTGCAATCTTGATAAGAAAGTTATGAAAAGTGTTGTTGATAATATTAACAAAATAGTTTGGGGATTGTGGGAATTGGCGGAGAGTAAAGATGAGTGAATACGAACATTCATGGGAATACAATCCAGTTTGGAATCTTTATGAGTTTACCTTACGTTCCAAGAAAGATATTTATGAAGAAGCAGTATTAAAGGTTGACCCACGTCTTTTGGCAAAATTGAAGAAAATTAATGACCGCTCGTTGCATAGGATATAAATATAAAACATTTCGTAAGAATTGTTCCCTTTGTGGCGAGTCTCTTATTTCGAAATCACGTAAGTATTTGATTCATTATGGTGATAAGTTTATGACGGACGTTTTGTGTTCTAAGGTGTGTAGGGATAGGGCTATTGAAGAGAAAGTTAAGGACATAATGGAAGACAAAAAATTATATGCAATTTCATTTGTTGATGATGGTGGCATTAGATTGATAATGGGTAAAACTGACAGAGGTCACACTATTGCTTTGAAAGTTGAAGATATTAAAGACCAATGGGGGAGAGGTCTTTTCTACTTTCATATTTATGATTCAGTTATGGCAGCAAAAGAAGACTTTAAATTATACACAAAGCCAACAGATTACGAGTTTGAAGTTATTGAGTTAGAAAAAATTATTAAGCCTGTAGTCGTTGGTTATAAAATTAAGGAGTGAGGAATGATTGAAGATGAAATCCAAATTTGTGGAGAGACACCAAATGGTCGTTTGCGAATTCAAGAATATACCCCCCCAAAATTCAGCTGCACAATTAATGCTTCTGAAGAAAGTGAATTAAGAGTTTATCTAAAGGCTCATGATTATTTGTCTGCGTTGCGGGAATTAGAAGGCCAACTTAGGAACTTTTATAAGTATGGGTTTCCACAATCCATTACGACAGGTGATGCGGTTGATAAGATAAGAGACATGTTTTGTAAGACACTTGAAGACTATAGCATTGATTTAAGAGAAGGGAATTAAGATGAGTTTTGTAAAATTAGATAATGAGCGTCAACAAATTGCAGATGATTTTTATAAGGTTGAAAATGAAATTTTGTCTACGATAGATAATATTATGCTTACTCTTTTTGAGACAAGAGCTGAATCTACAAGGTGGCTTTCAATAGGTAAGACTGATATCCAAAAAGGTTTTATGGCTTTACGTAAGGCGATAACAATGAATCAATTAGAAATCCCATCTGAAATTCCACAGGAAGAAAGCAATGACTGATCTAAATGAGTACAGGCAAAAGCCATTTGAGTTAACTGAAGACTTACTATCAGATATGACGCTTAATCAAAGCTTTGAGCTGATCAATTATATCCAAGATATTGTCCAGGTTCGTGCTGATGAACTCAAGATTCACATGGCTAATGCTAAGAAACTATCTGAGTTTATGCAAAAAGGTCTTGAGACAAAAAAAGTTCATTAAATATATTGACAGCGTGTATAGTTTTAATTTAAAGTGTAATTGTAAACACATTGTGCGTGTATAAGAAGATTAGCAGCGTATATCCGGTTGTGTGATGTGTTTATGTACATGTAGCTCAGTTGGTAGAGGGGGTATGAATGTTAACTTTTCAACTACATACTGAAAAGAAATGTTCTCCAGGGTCGTGGGTTCGATTCCCACCATGTACGCTAATTTCATATTAAGGTTCAGGAATAACTAATGCTTAAAAATTATGACGAACTTATTGATTTAATTCACAAGAATGATAAAAAAATTGAATCATTCTTGAATATTCTAACTAAAAAATTAAAGGCTTTGGAAGGCGTTCTTTGGAAAGATTACAATCTTGATGTTGATCATTTGAATTTAACTCTTGCACTTGCAAACCGGCAAGTTTATGAAAATAAATTGTATAATTCTGATTGTAAGGAACCTAAGAAAGAGCAGAAGCAAGATACAAAAGCTTTGGCTTTAGTTAACAAAAGAATTGATTTTGTCATGAATCAGCTTCTACTACCAATTTTACGTGGTTCTTATGAGGAAGGTCTTCATATTGCAAGAGAGTATGAAATTACTTTTCTTAAGGGATTAAAAGATGTTCTATCCGAAGATTGATATATTTAATGATTAAAACAATTCAGACTAAAGAAAAAATATTAGATGATTTTATGAATCCAGTTACTAATAAATTTAGCCCTAAGGTACACAAGATTTTAGATGTTTTGTTAGATGATCCTTTATTAACAGATATAGTTTTTAATATTATTATCTTTAAACAATTTAATGATAATGAATCATATTCTAAGTCATTTAAAATTCTATTGGAATTTTATTTGAAAGATTTATCTAATTATATTTTTATGAATAGACCTATTTTACATTCTGATGAAATTATTGAAGTTTTGAAAGAGCGTAGTGAGTCTCCTATTGAGGTGAATCAATTGATTGATAAAGATAGTTAATCTATTAGTCAATTAATAAGCCCACTACGCCTCTCGAAGAAGCGCACCAAGTGGGTATTCTAAACTTTTCCCTTGCGCGTAATATAATTACATAATATCAATCAATTATGATTGATATGTTACAAAAATTCTCCCCAGAAGAAATATTAAATTCCCTAGCTGAAGCTAAAGAATATCAGAAAACGCAAGACCATATACATTTTAGGATGTATGACGGTAAGCCGTTTAAACCAAATCAGAAACAATTAGACTACTTTGCGACCGGCTTGCATGCCAGGGAACGTGCTTTAATTGCTGCCAACAGATTTGGCAAGACATTATCTGTTAGTATGGAAGTATGCGCCCATCTAACGGGTATCTATCCTGATTGGTGGAATGGATACCGTTATGACCGTCCTCTTAATGTTTGGGTGGCTGGTGTCAGTAATAAAGAAACCAATCAAAACCTTAAGGCTTATTATGTAGGGGATGTGAATAAGATAGGCTGGATACATCCAAGTTTAATCCTTGATCATAAGCCACTTGAAAATCTTTATCTCATTCGACATATATCTGGCGGCATCTCAAAGCTCAGGTTTAAATCCTTCGAGCAAGGCCGTGAGGCTTGGCAAGCTGAAAAGGTTGATATTGTCCACCCTGATGAGGAAATGCCATATGACATCTACAGTGAAGCTTTAACTCGTACAGCTATAACAGCTGAGGGTGATCATGGCATGATTATGCCTTCACTTACTCCATTAAAAGGCATGACATTGTTTCTATTGCATTTTATGCAAAGAGAAGAAGGCGATGAAGAAGTTAAGAACGTAGCATCTGGCGAAGTTCATAATTCCATTGTTTATGTATCAGCAACACATGATGATGCTCCACATATTCCTCAAGAAGAGAAAGAGCGTCTATTAAAATCTTATTCTCCCCATGAGCGTGAAGCTCGTACAAAGGGTGTTCCTTCCCTTGGTAGTGGTCTTATATATCCTATCCCTGAATCGCAGATTGTAATCAGTCCCATCAAAATTGAAGATCATTGGCCAAGATGCTTTGGCATGGACTTTGGATGGCATAATACGGCAGCTATCTTCATAGCTCTCGATCAAGACAATGACGTTGCTTATGCATATGGAGAGTATCTAGCGGGTCATTTAACGCCTCAGCATCATGCTTACCACTTAATTAAACAAGGTGCTGATTGGATGCCTGGTGCTTATGACCATGCCGGTGAAAGTGCTACCCAAGACGATGGTGGCAATGTCGTAGAGCTTTATCAACAAGCCGGCATTAGAAATTGGGTTCCTGCTGATAAGAGATCGGTCAATAAGGGAATTTATACGGTCTTACAACGCATGGAAACCGGAAAACTTAAAATATTTAGTACTTTAACCAAGACTTTAACAGAATATAGGATGTATGCGCGCGATGATAATGGTAAGGTAAAAAAAGGAAATGATCACTTAATGGATGCTATGAGATACGGTGTTGTCACAGGTTTACCAATTGCTAGAGTTAAGACTTCTACTCTTAATAAGTTTCGGATACCTACTCATCAAGATTCTGGTGGCGGTTGGATGAGGGTATAAATGCAAGAATTATCAGAATCTAGGCAAAAAGCTCTTACAGACGCTAAATTGCAAATGAACACTATGGGCGGCAACCTTCTTTATCAAACATGGCGTAAAGAAGCCATTGATAGTTTTAATTTCTATGATGGTGTTGGCCAATATAGTCCTCAAGTCATACAGAAACTTGGCATTCGTAAGCAAGATGTCGTGGTTGTTAACAAAGTTAGAAGTATGATTAACCAAGCTTCTGGGATGGAAATCAACACGCGGGGTAATTTTGCGTTTGCTCCTCATTCTTTTAGTGAACAAGAAGAACAACTCGCTAAGGCCATGACCCATTTTGGTTATGCAATTCAAGAAAATCAAAATTATTCTTTTAAAGGTTCCTTAAGATGTAGGGATGAACTGGTGTGTGGCATTGGATGGTCAAGGACAGTTTATCAGAAAAATCAATTTTTCTATGATTATATTAATCCCCTGAACGTCATTTATGATGCGGATGATTTCTCCCCTCAGTTAGAAAATATGCGTGGTTTAATTTACATGCATTGGATGTCTCCTGATGATGTAAAGGTAGCATGGCCTAAATATGCAAAATTATTAGATACTCTATGTCAAAATGATTTTAATGGCTCAGGAAACTTTACATCAGAATATTTTAATCGTAATTCATCTTATATCCCTGTGAATAATATAGGAAGTAATGGGACAACCCTTCAGGTTAACGAATGTTTCAAAAAAGAAAAAGCAAACTTTTATTCGGGTCTTGATAAACAAGGGTACTATTTTGAAACATTTAACGAAGAATATGCAGAAAAAATAGCTAATAAGAAATCTGAGATTGAGGAAGAATCTGGTACTAGGATTATGCGTACTGTCTTCTGCAATGATATTCTTCTTGAGTATGGTCCATTATCTCCTAATTTGCCTAACCAGAAGGACTACCCACTTATACCTTCTGTTTGGTTGCGCAGAACGTGCGATGGCGTTCTTGTGGGCTGGATGGAAGATATGAAGGATTTGCAAAGACTTCTTAATCTGACCAAGCTTAAGCAAGTAATGTCCCTTAATTCTGTAAGGGCACGCATTGATGTAAATGCAATTCAAGGAATGAGTGCGGATGAAATTAAAGAACAGCTGCAAGATCCTTCCGGCATCCTCTTTACGACAGGTAATGGCCCCGTAGAAATCATTCCTAACATTGACATTTCTGAATCAATGGTCAAAGCCTCTGAGCGTCTTGATTATGAATTGCAACAAGTGTCAGGTATGTATAGTGATTCACTCGGTGATACCTCAAATGCACAAAGTGGCATTGCTATTAAAAGAAGGCAAATTGCTTCTTCTAAAAACTTAGCTTTTGGTTTTGATTCATTCACTCACGTTAAAAAACGCGAAGGCAAACTATTTATGGAGCTTCTGCAAGGAGGTGGCCTAGAGAATATAATGGTTAATATTGTTTTAGACGATGATGAAAAAGATATGTTTGTTATGAATTTGGTTCGTGAGAGTGATGGAAAAATATTAAACGATATACGGACCTTACCTGCTGATATATACGTTGAGATTGTCCCAGATTATGATTCTTCTCTTGAAGAACAACGAGAGACATTTATGGAGGTAATGAAGAATCAACAGGCACCTTTGATGCTACAGAATCCTTATATAGCTAAACTTATTGGAGGTCGTGATTATAAAAAGCTAGCTGACGCTATGATGCAATTAAATCAGCAACAGGCTCAGCAACAAGCTATGGTTAAAGGGGGAGGATCAGAGATGCCACCATCTGGCGCAGGAATGCCACCCCCGGGCATCGATTCTATGAATCCTACGCAATTGGGTGCTATTTAATGAAAATCAAAGAAATAATAGATGCTTTAAAAAATTATGATGAAGCTTTAGAGGTTAATTTTCTTAAAGGCACTACGCATCAACCAATTGCTGTTTGGGATTGTCATGAATGGTTTCTATACGAAAAGAAATATCAAGAAGAGCGTCGGAACGAGCAGTTTCTAGCTATCCTGATCGATGATTGAGGGTTTATAGATGTCTGATCCAAATACAATCCGAATATTATCTTTAGATGGTGGCGGTATGCGCGGCATATTTCAAGCTAAGTTTATGGAGCAATTCGTACAGTTATGGGGAATTAACCCAAATGAAATATGGAAATATTTTGATGTTATTTCTGGGACAAGTGCTGGCGGCCTTCAAGCTTTAGGATATGCAATAGGTTTGTCTCCAACAGATATGATGAACTTCTTTGTTGAAGATGGTCCATGGATATTTTCTACATCTGCTGTGGTTCCAAGCGTTCGGGCTACCATGTTAGATAAATTTGCTACCATAATATTAGGCGGTAGTTTTTATCCTAACACAGCTTTTACTGATAGACTAAATGATGTATTCGCCGACCAAACTATGGCGGATATGAAAACTAATACTTTAATAACTTCGTATAATTATGACACAAATACCCCTGTTTTATATTCTAATATAATTTTTCCTGATTCTACTGGTCAAAATGAGTTTGCTAAAAATGTAGGTTTAGCTACTGCCTCTGCACCTTTCTATTTTCCTAAGGCCAATTGGGGAACATCCAATTTTATTGATGGAGGCTTAATTAAAAACAATCCATCAATGTTGGCTTATGCGTTAGGGCAAGTCGTTAAAAAAGTAGCAAATAGGGTTTGCATTCTTTCGGTTGGTTCAGGTTTGGGTGATATTGGATTCCATGATCCTTCTTTGCCTCCACCAGACGAATTAAATGCTAAATATGTATTTAGCCTTGTTGGGATTGCAATTGCTGGCGGTCAAGAGACCGATGCAAAGGAACTTAATCTTATTGATCTTTATTCATTAAACAACGTTTATACTTATCGTGCCCAAACTGTATTAGACGTCGATGAAGATACAGATATTGATAATACCTCTCCAGAATTCATAGATTACATGACTACAACAGCAATTGATTATTTCCAAGATAACATTACGGCTATATCCAATTTCCTGGGGCATTTAACTATCTAATGAAATACCAACCAGGATTCACTGATTTTTTTATGAGTCCTGTTACGGGAAGAATCATTCTCCCGATGTTTCCAGACTTATATCAAAATTATGTCTGGATAGGAAACCGTAATGATCGTCCCTTACCAAGCCCCATCATTATTGACTTACGCTTAGAGATTGTTGATTTGAGGCGGCGGTTATCTCAAACGCGCTTTATCTTGCAAGCTGCATCTCAAGACTTTGACAGTTCCCAAGCTTTAAATGAGTTGATCCCAGGCATTCTACGACACACTGATGGTATAGTATCTATTGCCCTTCCTTGGGTGGATTATGTTCCACCCATCCTGCCTGAAAAGAACATTTGGATAGGTAATTCTGATGATCAGCCGGAACCATATCCCAGAATATTTTTAGAAAATCTTCCATCAATGTTAAATGATGACCCAGATAAATTATTAGGTGCCTACAATCTTTATAGAGGTAGTCCTGATGAAGATACGCTTGGTATCCCTGAGATTGTCAAAACTCTTCATATTACCAATATGGCGGATCTTCAGGTGGGTTATCTTTGGTTAGGCACAAACTCTACTGATCCATTGAATTTTGGCTTAAATAGACCAGTTCCTATTATTGTTTTGCCTTTAGCCAATATGGCTGATTTACCTCATAACAAGATATGGCGAGGAGATATTTCTAATCGCCCTGTCCCGGTGGATGATTTAACTGATCTCGAAGGACGGGTCACGATCACCGAAGAGGATATTATAGAGATCACCGAAGAGCTTGGTACTTTGCTTACTCTACCGTATCAAAATATATGGATCGGCAATGAGGAAGATGTGCCTACGCCATTCCCTAGAATCTTTATGAACAACTTGCCTACCATGTTGAGCGATAACGATGATCTTCTTGATGGGGCATATAACCTTTACAGAGGCAGTCCTGATCCTCTTATTTTGGGTCAACCTGAAATCGTTAAGACACTTCATATAACAAACATGGCTGACCTTACCGTCGGTCATTTATGGATCGGCACGGATTCATCTGATCCTTTAAATTTTGGTGCCAATCGTCCTGTTGAAATCGTTATTCTACCGCTTAATAACATGGCCAACCTTCCTCATAACAAAATTTGGAGGGGAGATAGTGGAGACCGTCCTGTTGCGGTTAATGATTTGACAGACTTGGAAGCTAGGGTAACGGTTAATGAAGGAAGCATTACGAGCATATTGAGCGATATAGCCAGTATATTGAGCAGCATAGCTACTATATTCAGCAGCATATCAAGCATCCTTAGTGCTATCGATGGCATATTATCTACTATTGCAACTTTAACCGCCGATATAACTGTCATTGACACGACCCTTATTGATCTACAAACGCAAATTGATACTTTGGTCACGACTACCATTGACCTTCAAGCTCAAATTGATGCTAATGTGGCGTCTGGATTGGATCACTTAGCCGATTTGCAACTTCAAATTGATGACGCGATTGCATCGGGTAATGACCATCTAACAACAATAAATACGACTCTTGATTATCTACAGTCAGAGATTGACACTATAAACACGACAATAACAAGCATTCAATCTGATATAACTACTATATATTCTGACATTTCTACTATAAACTCATCAATTACATCTATATTGTCTTCCATCAGCACAATTAATAGTACACTTACATCTCTTCAATCACAAATTAATACTATCAATAGTACTATTACTACCATTCAAGGCAATATCACTACTTTATTTTCAGATATCTCAACTATAAATAGTACGCTTACCTCATTGCAATCTCAGATTAATACTATAAGTACTAGCATTACTACTATAAATAGCACATTAACATCTCTGCAAAGTCAAATTAATACTATAAACACATCCATATCGACTATAAATACAACTCTTACGTCGCTTCAGAGTCAGATAAACACTATAAACACAGCAATTACTAACATTATCAACAATTTTGTTGCTGGTGGTGTTATCGATATGAATGATAACAGAATTATTAACTTACCATGTGATCCAGAGGAAGATGACGATGCTATAAGCTTCTGTTTCCTTTGGCACGTGCTACACGATGAGGTGAATGTATTATGGTCATGAGCAGCAATATTACAATTAATAACGTTAACCCTGATTTAGCAGTTCTGGGGTCTGTCCAGAGGATTATATATGACTCAACCGACCCTCTAGTTAGGACTGAAGTTTTTGGTCAATTCGTTCCTATCATTGGGACGAACTCTGTCATTGACCTAGAGTTACGAAATTCTAACTTAGCAGGTTTTAGGCTTAAGCAAACAAGCGCTACTACAGATACTTTTGCCTTTGGTAAGTTGGAGCTTCAATATTATGTTAATGATGCAGACACTACCGGCACTACGGTATGGCAATATTCGCCGGGTACGACAACTGGTGCTCACACATTTTATTCTGGCTCTCCGCCGAGCAGCAATAGCCTTATCCTTACTTTAAATAATACGGCAGCGATATATTCAAAGCCTATTTATGGAAGACGCGTGACAGGGCTCATGTATTTTTCATCTAATGCGACTGCGACAACCACAATGGTTGCCAACACATGGATGAAGGTACTTGGTACGACTTTCTTAGCTGCTACTGGCAGTGAAATTACGATGCCATCTAATAACAGATTAACATTTACAAGCTCTGATCCATCAAATCCAGTCCCTACAGTTTTCCTTACTGCGAATTTTATTTTTAAAAATGCGGGTGCAGCTTCTGCGGCGATTACTACATTTGCTATTGCTAAGAACGGCGTTTCAATTAATCCAGTTTCACTTACTACTATTGCGGCCAGTTCAACTAATAATAACTCAGTGAGCATAAGAGTTATGACAACTGCCTCAAATGCAGATTATTTTGAGCTTTGGGTGGCGAATTCTGTAACAAATACCCCAGGAATCACCGTAACTGATGGTTCAATATCTATTGAGTCTGCTTAACTTTTTAATAAGGAATGATTATCTATGTCTGGCACATCATCAAGTAAATTTACCGCTGCGGCAACTGTTCCTAATCAAGAATCATGGGGACATTATCAAAGATTTACATTTGAGGACACATTTGCTCATGTAAAGTTGCAGGCTTTTAGCAAATTTGCTCCTACTGTTATCAATACGTCTACAATTGACATTGAAACAAGGAATTCAAAGTATGCTGGCTTTAGGTTTCAACAGCTAAGTCAAACTACAGACACCAATCTATTTGGCTCATTTTATTTTAAAAGTTTTCTTGCTGATGGTGCTGGAACAAATATATATAGCTTTGATGGCACAAACTTTAATTTCTATTCTCCTGTATTCATGACTCAACCTCTTGATATGGGGAGTCAAAAGATTAACCACTTGGCAAATCCTTCAGCGTTAACAGACGCTATTAACCTTGGATATGTTGAAACTTTAATTAGCGGATCTGGGCTTGCATTAACTGGTGATGTAACTGGAACCGGAACTATATTTGGTGGAGTTGCTACAACGATTGTTTCAAAACTTAATCAAATACCAATCCCAACAGGTCCTGTCGATTTCAATTCCCAAAATATCATAAATGTAGGAAACGTCGGGATAGGCGTTTCTTCTCCGAATATCCAACTTCAATTTAGCAATGCATTGAATGATTGCAAAATTTGTTTTTATCAAATTGCTGCTAATCAGTTTCAAGTTTACGGTATCGGCGTTATTGCTGGCACTCTAAAATATAGTATTGGTAATAATACCTCTAGTCATGTTTTTTATGCAGCTGCTTCAAGCACAGCATCTACAGAACTTTTTAGAATTCATGGCTCAGGGTATGCAACAGTTTTGCAAGGAGATGGAACATTTTATAGCCGCGTTCCGTCTGCTACTTGGTTTAAAGCAGGTAGTGCTTCTACCACTACCACAGCAGCTAATACATGGATAAAAGCTGTTAGCACAAGTTCACTTGCTCCTCCAAACAATCAGTTCACCTCCTCAACTAATAGGATAACTTTTACAGGTTCTGATTTATCAACTGATTCTAAGGGGATGTTTTCAGCAACCGCCGTTCTTTCGCCAAGTTCTGGTACGCCTAAATTAGGGCTTGCTGTTTATCTTAACGGAACTAATATATTGGGGTGCCAGGCATATGTTAGCCCTACAGTAGCTGGTGGTATATATACCCTATCAATTACTAACACCATGTGTGACCTTAATCCTGCTGATTATTTGGAGATATGGGTTTTGACAAGCACAGCTACCACATTAACTGTTTCAGAATTGAGCCTATCTTTTATAGCATGTTAACCTAAAAGGAGATTATTAAAAATGAACCCTAACCAAAACCTTATCGATTATCAGAAGCAATTATTGCAAGTCAACTTGGATCAAATAACTTTTCTAAATTTTGAGATTTCAACCGTCCAAAGGGCTATTTCTTCTGCAAATGAAAGTATAGTATTTTTTGATGGTCAGATTGGAGAATTTAATAATGAAATTAGTGCCATTGAGGCAGGTAATGTTCTGATTAATCAGACAATAGATATATTGACTGCTGGCTAATATCTATTTAATATCTAAGTTGTTGATAACTAAGTTAATTATGAAAGGTTTTATATATGATGCATGTTACTGATCCAAAAACTGCTACTAACATCCAATCTATAATGTTTTATGCAAAGGCAATTTGCGATGCTGCTGCGTACGTTATGCAATCTCCAAAAGACACAGCTGATCTTGATCAAGCGAAAGCTTATTACAGAGAGAAATCCCAGACATTGAAAGATATCCTTACGCAGGTTGAAGCAGACCTTGTCTAGCCCATATCAGTATCCATGGGTAAATTTCTGCGCTCCAATGCGAGAAACAATCGACAGCTCGGAGCTTTTGTTTTATACGGCTCCTGCTGTCACTATTTTCGATAGCATTATTGTAACGAATACGACTGAGAAAGAAATATTTGTTGATTTTAGGATATTGGGCGAAAGAACGCAGCCGGATTCTGACGATCCTACCGCAGAAAAACCATATGTGGCTTATAAGCGAGTTGTGGCAAAGCATCAAAGCATTGAGCTTCTGCCTAGTCCGCAATCTCTAGTCATTTTGCAAGCTGGCGATTTTGCTTATGCAAATTCTGATTTCTCAGGAAATACCTTTAGCTGCCTAGTTGCAGGTCGCCAATTATTAGAAACAAGTATATAGGATTAATATGACAGAAGATACACAACCACAAGATTTCGACCTAAACGATATTTTTAATAGAAATAGTAATGTCGATCCTGTTGCCGAAGAGAAAGAAGAAGAGCTTCCAAAAAAGAAAGAGCCAGTTAAACTGGTTAAAAAAGAACCTGTTCAAGAGCCAGATGAAGATGAACAGGAAGAAACTGAAACAGAAGATGTGGAGGCTCCAGATCCTAAAGCTAAGAAAGAAGAAAAGCCTAAAGAGAAATCTATTGATTACCAATCAGAAAACGAGAAGCTTCAAAAGACTTTAAAGGATACCCAGAAATCATTTCACGAAGACAGGCGCAAGCTTGCTGCTTACAAAAGAGCCGTTGAAAAGATGAAGGAGGACGGTACTCTTTTAGAGGATGAGGCCAATTTACTTCTTGACCATACTCAATATCAAGATGAACCACATAGTAGTGGAAGTGACCCAGTTCTTGTTAAGTATGGAAAAATTTGGGACAAAGAGCTTGAATATATGCGTAAATATTCTTCTAACGCTACCGATATCAACAAACATGTCTTAGCATTTCAGCATCTTATCCAATCTTCATCTTCTGATGAGCTCGAAGATATATTTTATGATCTTCAACAATATGAAGATGACGACGTTGAGCTAACAAAGCGTATGATATCTTATGGTCAGCAGTATAATGATGAAGTTTATTCTGATATTAATGAAGCTGGAAGTATCAGAAAATTGAAGTCAAAATATCAATCGGAACTTGACAATCTTAAAAAAGAACTTGACAAGTCCATTGAAAAATATAATAAATTAAAGAAGAAGCATCAGGATTATGACACTGAGCCTGCAAACTTGAGAATTTCTTCAGGTGCACCTCATGTTAGTGATGATCAAGGTGATTCGTTAGACTTTGGAAAGTTATTCAATCGTCGTTAAAGTTTTTAGATTTCCTACCTTTTCCTAAAGGCGTTTTCTAAAAACAGTCTGAGCTTACTAGACGCGAAATTCTGCAATGAGACGACAATAAGTCTTACCTCATTTTATGAATAGACCCTACCTCAGTATGTAAAGAAAAAAATGGTTATCCACATATATTTTGTGGATTTGTTATTTAATTTTTACATATAGAGGTTTTTTATGGCTTACGCTCCAGCACTACCAAACGCATTTGCTACATCAGAAATTCCAGTCCATATCAGTTCAAAGTTTTTCAAAGAAGTTCTCCTTGAAACCAATCTGTCACCATTCATGGGCGCAGATGAGGAATCCATTATCCAGCTTGTTAGAAAGCCTAATGGTACAGGTCCTACCCATACTTTCAACCTTAGCCGTGAAATTGATTATAAGAATGTAATCAAAGGGTTCGACCAAATTTCAGGTAAGGGACAACAAATAAAGTTTTATACCGATCAAGCTATTGTTGAATTTCAGGCTCTTCCACCTACTGAATTAAACGGCGTTCAAATTGTCGACATGCAAACACCTGTGCCTGTTTTTGAGCAATTAAAGCCAAAGCTATCCACAGCGAGTAAGCGTAACCTCGTTTATTCTATTTTAAATGCCGCTACTTTACAGAATTATCCCGATCTTACAGCTGGACCTGTTGCCGAGCGTGTTCTTTATGGCTCTGGGAATGCTTATAATGCGAGCATTATTGGAGCAGTCACCGCAATGAATGGTGTTGCCAATAACCAAAGTGGTGCTTCAGTTAGAGGCATTAAAAAAATGCGTAATATAGCTGTTACGGGTGGTCTCACATACCAAGCTGAAAAACGTATTAGCCCTTATATGTTACAGACAAAAAATAATACGCCTTCTCCTTTCTATTGTTATTTCATGGATACGGAATCTTTCGCCTCTCTTGAGGCCGATGATGATTGGAATGCCCAGTACCAACGTGGTGTTATTGAAATGGCCAACCAGCCTTCTCTTTTCAATGGCGCTTATTTCAAAGGTCAGATTGGTAACATTATGATTTATGAAATGCCAGAACTTGGTGATTTCCGTGTGACAGCTGGTGGTAATACCGCTGCTTGGAACCTATTCTGTGGTGCTCAGGCTCTTGGCGTTGTTTGGCATAAAGACCCATGGTTTGGCGAGGAATGGTCAAACATGCGTACTAAAGTCGAAATGACAGTTATGGAAATGAGAGGCATTAAAGCTCTTAAGTTCCCTTCCTACAAAGTTAACAACGAAGCAGTGGTTATTGAGAATGGTATCATTCATAACCTCGTACAAATCGGTTAAAGAAAGGAAATTTTATTATGGTCGCAGCAGTCCGACACTCAGAGATTATTAACCCGAACAATGCGGTAATCTTACCTTCTTCTACACCTTTGGTAAGGGCGCCTCTTATTTGTAATGTTGGACAAGATTATTCTTTTATCTCTATCCAAAGAACAATTCAAGCGGCTGAAATAGCAGCAGCAGCTGGCACATTGTCAGATAATGCCGTTGCTACAATAGGTCTTTTGTTTGCTCAGTTTCAAGGAGCGTCTATTAAGAATATTGTTAGTGTGAACTTGTTGAAAGCAGCAGCCGCACCAAATACTCCAACGGCAGATAATGCTTTTACCACGTGGGGTTGGGCAGCAGGTGTAGCGGCTAACTTTACTAAGCTTGGTACTCGTATTGCTAACCCTGATCAAACAACACAGCTTGGTTATTCAGCAGGATATACAAACCTGTTTATGTTGGATTACGGAGTTAATGCAACATGCAGAGTAGCGACAGGTGATAAAATAGTTGTTCTTCTTGAGCTTGGCAATTCTTAAAAGAAAGGAAATTTTATTATGGTCGCAGCAGTCCGACATGCACTTATTACTAATAGTACGGCAGCTTTGATTCCTAGCGGGAATCCAGCTATCGTATGTTCAGTAGGTCAAGATTATTCTTTTGTAACTGTTAAAAGAACATTTATTCCACAAGAAATTGGAAACGCCGCTGGTCAAACTCAGGATACAGCTTCAAACCCTACTGTTGGATTTTTATTTGCTCAGTTTCAAGGAGCATTAATTAAAGAAGTTACAGATATTTCTTTAAGAAAAAATCATGTCGCAACTCATGTTTCTGTTTTTGAGTCCATCTCGTGGGGATATGCTATTGATGATACGCATGCGATGCTTAGCAATCTTGCATTTAGAATTGTTAATTATACAGATACTACCGCCGCTGGCTTTAAATCTGGATATTCTAGCATTTATTTGTTGGATTTAGGAGGAGATGCTGCTTCTTCGATTGAAGATACAGACCGTGTTTTCATGACAGTTGAACTCGGCAATTCTTAAAATATTTGGGGGTATGTGAAAGCATGCCCCCATTTTCTTGAAGGTTATGATCTTAAATGGATGTATCAGAAATCCTTAAGCTTTTGGCTACGTTAAGCATCGGGTTAGATGATATTGACGTTACTAATCCTGACGACAGCGATGTCGTTGTTTTTATGAGATTTATTAATCTTGCTTACTTTGAATTGCTCCAAGCTACGATTTCTGAAAGTCCTATAGTTGTTAATTTGAACGAACAACTTGATTGCACAAATGGTGTTTTGTCTCCTACAACGCAACCAATATTCATTCCAAAGGTAATATATAACATTTCTACTAATTATCCCTTAGTAGGGGCTTTAGAAGAAGATATTTTGAAGGCTGATCCTGGTTTAAAGCAAACTGGCAGTCCTTCCAAGTGGTACTATGCGAATGGTGTCATTAACGTTTATCCTTTGACCACAAGCACTGTGATACCCATTCCACCTAATACTATTGGCGGAGGGTTTGGCGTTCGTTACATTCCACAGCCAATTCCCTTAGTTTACAATTCTCCAAGTTCTGATATCCTAATTCCTTCTTTGTACCAACAAATCCTGGCTGATGGTGCGAGCTATTATGTTTTCCAGTCTGAAACTGGTTTTAAAGACCAAAATAAGATGTTGTCTGCTCAGGCTAGATGGGAAGACGGCAAGAAGAAGCTATTTTCTTATATGAAGAATATAAGCGGTAAAAAAATCCTTTCTACGTATAGTCCTGTCTGATGATCCATGAAGGCGGCTACGATATCATTGAGCTTTTCTCTGCATCTAAGGGCATGAATCAAAACATTGCGCCCGCTCTTTTGAAGCAGGATTATTCCTATTACATTGAAAACATGATGCCTCAGTCTCTTGGCGAAGGCCAGGTACGATATGGGACGTCTGAGTTTTCCCATGTTCCTACGGATAAGATTATAGCTGCTTTCCCTTTTTCTTCTGAATCTGGCGCAAATCAGCAAGTTTTATATATGAATGGATTTGCTAATTTTGCTGTATATACAAACTTTCGAATTATTTCTTCTAACGTTATTAGGATAACAAGTCCTGATATTGCATTATTTAAACCAGATACCCTTTTAAAGCTTAATTATATTGATCTAAATGGTATATCCTCTGATTTATTTTATCGAATAAAATCAATAACTCCTGTTCAGGGACATGCTAATACGATTGATATTATGTTAGAGGACAATAGTTTTCCTGATAACTTGGTGGATTTCTATATTGAAGCTGTTGATCCGGACCCTCAATATATTGATGTTAGTCATTTTAGTATTACCGTTCCTAATGATTTCATTGCTTCAAGTTATTATTTTGATGGACAAATCTTAGAATTAAGCATTCAAGGCATAGTCTCTGATCTTGTGATTGCTGCTAATGGAATTGACGATACAATTCCAGGTCAAATAACTTTTACTGTTAATGCTAACATTCCACTTTTTGATGATGGAGATGAACGTTTATTAAGCTATGAGTCTTTCACTCCTGAGCTTAATACCCTCTTCAATTCTTATGGTTATATTAAGGTTTTAGATGTTGCGACTAATTCGTTTCTGGCTGCAACTCTTGATGGTTTGTCCGTAGCTTGCGTCCCTCGTGCCGAATATTTTGCCAAAAACCTTTGGATTTACAACGGTGTAGATGACGTAATGACATGGGATGGGGCATCCTTAGAAGTATATGAAGAACAGATCAAAGAAAGGGCGGTTTCTTTTAACAAAAGTGTCGATGACCCAAAGCTTTTTTCTTTTATAACGGATTATTCTTTTGATATTGAAAAATATGAGAATGGTCAATCAATTCGTTTATTCGTGGCACATCGAGACGCCGACCCAGACGATCTCACATCTGTTGTAACTGCTATAGAGGTTGATCCTGTCGATTCGAAGACTCAAATTGTTCATATAACTATTGCTGATGATGTTCCGGAATTTACTGGCCAAGATAACATCTCATTATTCTATTTTGACAAGCTTCCTAAGTTTAGTTTCATGAAGGGTGCTCATGATAGGTTGTGGTGTCTACCTGCGGGTGCAGTTAGCCTTGAATATCGCATCCCTGATTTATCTATGAGATTCTATTATTCATATAAACCATTCAGCGATGAAGCAGATTTTAAGTTTTTTAATGAAAAAACAAAAACTGTGCCCAGTGAGGACATATCTGCAAAGCATGGGGTTGCTGATAACCTTGAGGCAATCGTACAGCTTTCTGGTAACCTTGTCTTCATGGGAAGGCAGAAATCCCAAGTATGGAGTGGCATTGACCCTCTAACAGAAGGTTCTGCGGATTATTTTAAATGGAGCGTAACGCTTCCTGTTGGCGTTTATCATGGCGACCTTATTGTTGAGTTGCCAAATGATGCGCAATTCCTATCCCAGAATGGCTTTGTTTCTTTTGGGACGTTAAACATTGCAAAGCAATTCGCTGCTTCTAATACCCCTAATATGGATATATTGGCTACTAAATATCTTTCTACGATTGATAATAATTATCAATACCGGTCTTGCGCTTCTTTTAAATACCCTGGTGGTGGATTTTGTGGTTTCAAGATTGGCCAGAACGATATTATCGTTTCAAAGTTCCATTCTTCCTTCTTCTGGTGGGGCATCTTTTCAGGTGACTTCACTGCATCTAGTTGTTTCTTATCTACTTTAGATGATTGTCTATATTTATATGTTGGCAATAAAATTTATAGATATGCTGACGGTTTTGGTGGATCTCCCATTAGATATGGGGATCAAGATGAAACCAGGTTTATCAATTTTATTGAAACAAAATATGTTAATAACGTTAAAAAAAGATATGCAAATAAAAGATATGAGGTTGAATGCGACTATTCCTCTAGCCTGATTGTTAATACTGAAAATATTATAAAAATATATATATCGGGCAATCTACGTAATTCTTTTACCCTCGAGGGAGAATATAAATTGCCTTTGAAGGGTGATTTGTTAGGCACTATCGCTTTGGTTGATGGGGGTATTGCTGGTATTGACCCTCCTGATCCTACTGCATTGGGATTCCGTCTTGATTCTCCCTCTCATCCTAAAAAGGGACGGCTTAAGTTCTTGAGCAATAATTTTGCAGTTACGTTGGCTGGTCAGATTAAGAATGGTCCATTTATTTTAAAAAAGATTCGTTTATTCGGTATGGGGGAGAGATAAAAAATGCCTAATATTAACAGACCAAACTTACCTTATGTTGGCGTTGCTCGACAGAATTACAATTATTTTAAATTGTTAACATCTAAAAAAAGTGGTGTCCCATCTGAATCTTTAGACGGTTATTTTAACTTCTTTACTGATCAAGTCAATGATATTTACACAGCAATAGCTGGGATTAATGTTGGTGATCTTCCTGGCATTAATGACCCAACTAATGCTGGGAAGCTTCTTACAACTAATGGTGCGGGAACTCAATCTTGGACACTAGTTCAATCAAACAATATTTTGCCTCATTCTATTACGAATGCTAGCATTTATCCTCAAACAATTACAGCTTCGGAACTAGCTGTTGGGGGCATTGGGGCAAATCAACTTGCTCCGGATTGCGTTACTCAGATTAAGATTTTAGACTTCAATGTTACAGCAAATAAAATAGGCCCTGGCGCAGTCACAGAAGCTAAAATAGCTGATGATGCGGTTACAGAGTTAAAAATAGAAGATAATGCGGTCACGACAGCTAAAATCTTGGATGCCAATGTTACGACCGATAAGATTTTAAATGCGAACGTTACGACAGCTAAAATAGCTAATGATGCCGTCACCACTGCTAAGATTTTGGATGCTAACGTTACAACGCCTAAAATAGCCGATGGCGCTATTACGCTTCCTAAAATGGCAGCTGATGTTATTAAGGTTGCAGCCTCTAAAGCTGACCAGATAGCAGGAACTTCTAACAATGTTTACACAAACCCTTTGTTTCAACAACATCATAAAAGTGCTACAAAATTCTGGTGTTCATTTGATGGAAGCTTGCTTGGAACAAATGCCCCGTTAAGTGGATATAACGTAACTTCTGTCACGCGGGTGAGCATAGGTCTGTTTTTAATCAATATTACTATCCCATTTAATGCAAGTGATTGTTGCGCATTAACTTCGTGTATGCCCAGCACAATAGGTGGAGCTGCTACTGCTAATATTGGTTCAGTTACCACATCTTCGGCAACTGTTTGGATTTGGAACATTAATGGAATTGCAGTTGATAGTGCATATATTACCGCATGCGGGTTTGGACTTCAATGATGATATTTGAAGAAATTAATAAATTCGAAATCTTTCTATCACATAATGCTCATTATTTTGATAATGCGCGTTATTTTAAAATATTCAAAGATAACAATTACTTATGTATTTATGGTGTTTTATCTCGCGATGAAAATGTCGGTGAGGCTTTTTGGATTCTTGATTCATTTGAAGACAATGTACTCAGCAAAAAGTTTTTTAACCATTTGTTTAAACATTGTTTTTCATTAGGTTACAAAGAGTTGTATACTTGGACGAGATGCGAAAGGCTTAGAAGCGTATTTAGACGTTTTGAAAAGTTTGGAATCGAAAAGATAGACTTCCCTTCTTGGGATAATGACGAATCAAAAACTTGGTTTATGAAGAGGTTATAATATGTGCTTCGGAAATGATGCTCCTGAAATGCAACAAATTCCCAATCCTCCTCCTGAGAAGGAGATGATGGATTTTATAAGTCATGTCACTGGTACCCAAACAGTAACGGTAACTGGTGCTGATGGGAAGAAAAGACGTGTTACAACTGTCTTACCGAGAACACCTGAAGAATCAGAAGCTTTAAAAACAGGACAGGACTTATTAATCACTTCTATGAAGGATATTCAAGATCTTTATAAATATGATCCAAAGTCTGTTATTAGTTTTGCGCCTTTAGTTAATACATTTGCAAATCTCGATCAACAACGTCTTAATGACTTGGGTCAAATTGCTAATATCGGTGATATTCAACAAGATATTGCTAATTTTAAGAATATGCAGGGTACGCTTATTGATGAGCAATTTGCTATGAGAGAGCGTTCTAATGAAGAGCGTCTAGCACATACAGGCAGAGGCTCTGGAACTTATGCTAATGAATCTCGTGCAGCGATGGCGCGCGCACATGGATTGGCTCGCATGCAAGGTGATGCGCAAGCTACGAGAGACGCTGAAGATCTCGCCGCTAAACGCCTTGGAACGAATAAGGAAGCATTTGGACTTAGAGAAGCTGGCCGTCAAGGAACTTTAGAAGCGACTCAAGCTGATTATGCATTGCAAAAAGCTGACGAGCAAGATCAAGAAGCTCGCCGTCAACGAGCGCTTGGAGAAAGAAAAGGTCAATTCGACGTTGGTTCTAATGTTGTTAGATATGCTGATTGGAAAAATTTGCAGGATAAGACACATGATAATTCTCTTAACACTTATTTAGCTGAAAATAACGTACAAAATCAACGTTATGGTCAACAGGTTAATGCTATTAAGGCAAACAATGAAATGAAAATGGAAGCTTATAAGAATAAGCCTCCAAGCTTTGGTGAATGGGCTGTTAATACAGGCGCTCGTCTCGGTGGTGCTTATTTATCAGGAGGAATGAGTGAATTTGCTCGTATGGGTCAAGGAGGAGGAATTATGCCTCCGGCAGATGGTGCTGCTGGTCCTTATGGCCCTCGAGTAGGCAGAGAAACCTTAGGTCAGATGTTTTGGAAATAGAGGAATAATTAGATATGTCTGATAAAAAAAATGCATCCAGTAATCTTGGAACATCCGTAGCGCAGTTTGCTGATTTAGATAACTCGCTTTATAAAAATGAAGCTGCATTGCGTAATCCTAATGACGATATGGCCGATCTGTTTAGTACTATAGGTGATAATGCTAGTGCACCTGGTGGCAGGCCTAGGGGAATTGCTGCAAATCTTGCAGCTGGATTATCTCACGGGATTTCAACTGGTTACAAGATGAAATCAACTAATGAAAAGAAAGAAAAATTTGGTAAATATCAGAAAGAAATGGATTACCTTAAACAAGTCCAAGGTGAAGTTGTTAAGCAAAATCAATGGCATGCTGAACAAGAGAAACGATTAGAGACTGTTAAGCCATTTGCAGTTGGAGGTTTGGAAATAAGTTATAGTGGTATGGATTATGCTACAGGCAATGATCGCATGCGTAATGTTATGGAACAAGCCAAGCTGGCTGATCCAACTATTAAAGGTGACTATATTGGATATGTCCCTAATTCCCCTATTGTAAATATGAGGGACGATAAAGGAAATATTATCGCCTATAGCTTAAGCAATTTAGTTGGAGAGGATGTGGTTAAGAGGGTTCAGGAGAATTATGTTAAACAGCAACAATTAAATACTTCTAATGAGGCTATTGATGTTAAAAAGTATAAAGAAGGTATTCCAGGTGGGGCTTATGGGACGAAAAATGAAAGTGCTAACAATCCATTTAATAGCGTTCCTGTAAAAACTCTTAAGGAAAGTGGAGGAGGAAGGGCTGTTATGGCTAACAATGCCGCTACTTTGAAATTAGCCGAAGATATTCCTATAATTACAAAAGAAATGGATGAGGCAGAGAGAATAATTAAAGATAACCCTAAATTGGGAACATCTTGGAATAACATTGTTTCTAAAGGTGATTTTACTAAAGGTGCCCTTATGGATCAAGATTTAAGAAGTGCTTACGAAAGATTGAGTAAGATATCAAAACGAGTTGCGGAAACTTACATTAAAGCTAAAGGTTCTGCTATTACAAACGAAGAAAGGCACCTTATTGAGGCTGGTCTATTTGATAATACTTTGTTGGGTAGTTCTAGCCAATATAACATTAAATCGGTTCGCAAAGAAATTGCTATTGCCGCAGAACGGGCAGATTTTATAGCCAATGAGTTGGCAAATGGTTATGTAGCAACTTCTACCTCTTTTGATAATTTTAAAAAATCTAAGGCGCAACAAAGTCCTTCTAATGAAGGAAACGATTCTTGGAGTCAATTGGGAAAGAAAATGCCATGATGCCTTCTCCTCAAGATAAAATTTATAAAGTTATGAACCCGGATGGAGACTTGTATGAGATACCTGAAGTTAACTTAGATAAAGCTATCGAACTTGGGGGTGAGGTTATTGATGATATCCCTTTAGTTGGCAATGAATCTACTCAACCAAAAATAAATGATAATGTTCAATCTTCTAATGTTACGCAAGAGCCAATCGCCCAAGAACCTGAAAAGATGTATAAGGTTAAAAATCCTGAAGGTGAAATGTATGAGATTCCCGAATCTAATTTAGAAAAAGCTAAAAAACTTGGAGGGATAGTTATTGAGGATGCTGTAGCTACGCCTGAACATGAATACTCTGGAGAAAACCCTACAGCAGCATTTGCCAAGAATGTGGGGGCTTCAGTTGTCGGCGGCCTTCCTGATGTTGGAATTGGCATAGCAAATATGACAAGTGCGAGTGGAAAACCTGTCCACGATCCTATGACGGGTGAAGAATTTCCAGCTATGGAACAAATTCCATATGTAACAGATATGATTGCCAATTCTATTGATAAAGCCACGAGTGGGTATACAAAAGATACTGGAGCAATCAGTAAGCATGCAGCAAGGTTTTTAGGTAGCTTGTTTGGCTCTGGTGCTGCTGGTAAGGGTATTCAAGCTATTGGTGCGGCAGGTAAGTTAGGAAAGGCAAGTGAAGCAACTGAAAAAACTGGCTCTTTTATAGCGAATCATTTAGGCATCACAAATCCTAGCGTTGGAAATGTTTCAGGTGCTTTAGCTGGTGGTGGAGCTGTTGGGTTTGCCGAAGAAAATAATTTGCCTGTATACTTGCAGCTACCTTTAGTTCTTGGTGCTTTTATTCTTGGGAATAAAGGCGGCAATAAAGCAAGTTCTGTTTTCAAAGATTCTGAAGCATTAAAGCCTCTTTTCGATAGAATTCCAGGATTGCAAAATGTTATTAACAAAGGCCATTATGAAGATTTGGCTAAAAATATTAATCCAGAAGCTATACAAGACCTTTTGAAAACTTCATTGGTTGAAAAAGAAACTGAATTCTTGACACAAAAGACCTTATCAGAATTGCCTCCAGAAATTCGTTCCAAAATTGAAAACAATTCTGCACTTTTAACCGAACCAGAAATTGATTTAGTTGTTCAAAAAGGCATGAATGATTTTACATCTCAAATTGATAAGCTCGAGAAAGAATATTTTCCACTTACTGCTGGTGAACACACTGGTTCTCCAAAGCTTATCGCTAAAGAAGATTCCCTCGCTAACAAGCCTAATGTTGATAATTTTGACATTGCCCTTAAAGATAGAAAAACGAAAATCTCAAAAAGAATAGAAAAAATTAAGAATGATTTAAGTTCAAAATCATCAACTTCTGAAGAGCTTGGCGATAAGATTACTAACGAAGTTAGCAGCGTTTATTCAGATGCCTATAAAATGAGAACTGATAATTGGAACAAAGGCTTTGGAAAAGCAGTCGATGATCCTATATTGCCAATTGATGACTTTAAAAACAAATTACAAGAATTTGCCAAATTACGTCCTGATACAGAAGGTAACATTGTTGCTATAAAAGCTGCCAAGAAAAGATTAAACGATGGCATTGCCTATGACCAAAAAATATCTCCAAAAAGATATAACAATATCCTTGTAGGCTTAAATGAAGATATAAGAAGGTTTCCAGATAAAACGTTTTCTCAAAAACAAATGATGGAGTTAAAATCAGCTGCTGAATCTGGTTTAACTAAAGCAATTGAAAATGCTTCTACCAAAGAACAGGCTTCAATTATAAGAAATGTTAGGGCTCAGTTTGCAGAAGATAGCAAAATAATAAATCAGATTGATGAATCTGTCCTATTTAGCAAAATTAACAAAGACTCTTTAAAGATACCCGAGAAAATAGCTCAGTCTCTAGATAATATGCCATCCAGCCAATTAAAGTTAACATTTGATGCTTTGAAACGGTCAGAGACGCATGCGGAAATAATCCCAGAGATACAAAGATATTATATTGAAAATGCTTTCAAGGCAGCCACTAAAGATGGGCCTGATACTTTTAACCCTAGAATATTTATGGATAAACTACCAAAGAAACCTGAATTTGAAGTTATATTTGAAGGCACAAATGCATATCAAGAAATTAAAGATATGTCTGTTCTTTTTAAAAGAATGCGTAAGTTTCAACCTTCTCGACATAATTCTAAGACAGCTCAGCGCGCTCAAGCTGACCGTGGAGATTTAGAGGAAGTTGCAGAAGCAGCTACAAGCGCCGCTAAAGGAGATTGGTTTGCATCTCTTCAGAAAATGCTCAGTATGGGTGGTGGGAGTTCTTATGACAGGAAAATAGCTGATCTCTTGCTATCTCCTGATCATAGAAAAAAGATACTTGAAGGTGTTGGCAAAACTTCTAATAAAAAGAAAACTGCTGTAGGAATTCATGCAGCTTCTAATTTAATTAGATAATCCTATGAAATTCAATTATAAAAAGATTCTGCGAGGCGTTATGTTTTTAATGAAAAATAGGGAAAGCATATCTTTCGTAATTGTTTTCATCCTTGGGTTGAAACATTTTGCCTTTGACCATACTTTTGTTTCAAATCTAATTGATGTGTTTTTGGTAATTGCCTATTTTGTTCTTAACATATTTTATAACATTGAAGATTAAACTGCTTTCCCTCTTATATTCGCGGTATTCTTTATAACATTCATCTCCTGGCTCTGGTGGCAATGAACTCATGAAAAATATTCCTGCATAACGTTCTCTATATTGGCCTATTTTATAAAACCAAATTGCATAGAAAATTGGTAATATCTTAATAAATTCAATAGCTTTACCTGGTGAGGTATACTCTATCCAAATGAGAGATAATAGTACGGTATCAAATCTTTTTGGGACAAAAGGAGTCAAGTAATGTCCTGTTTTTTCATATATTATAGATGAAAATGTTATAAACCCAATGAATAATCCTATTAGTGATCTCAAAAAAGGTGTTGGGCATGAGCATAGAAACATACCCATTATTCCATAGAATGCCCCAATGAAGCATAGATACCAAAACATATATTCAAGTACATGTTTGAAATGAATTCCCATTGTAACTCGCAAAGGCCGTGTGTCGTGCATTACGGAATCGCCAGCAGGGTCTAAGAAAGTACATCCTAATAGATTGTGGACACCTAAGAACACCAAGAATATCATTCCATATAGGAATCCTTGCTCCAATAATGGGGCAAAGAACTCCATATTTAGTGTTAATATGGGAATTCCAAGGAAGTTCGTGCTAATATCAATAATTTCTATTCCACTAAAATTGTTATAAGACAAAACTTTTTTGGTATAAAATAGCTTTTCATGGAGGGTTTCGTTAACACATGCATTAACCCAAAGTCCATAAAAAGCCATTAAAGGAATCCAAAACGAAAATGTTAATATGTTCTTAATTGTTTTCATTATTCTTCCCCCAACCTTTGTTATACCTCAAATGTCTTCTGCAATTTGTATAAAATCTTATTAGTATCCTTCATAGTTTTATCATCAATCTTTTGTTCTTGCAATAGTTCTGAGTGCGACCCAAAGACGCGGTCGATTGCAGACAATATGTTTAATCCTTTTTCTGTCAGTTTAAGATATACGCGCCTTTCGTCATTCTTGTTTTTTGTTTTTTTGAGATATCCTTTTTTTTGTAACTCTTTGATATTGTATGTAATATTTGTCCCTGTGTAGTATCCTAAATTTGATGTTGTATTAACATCAATAGAATCTTCCCCAATATTCTTGATAAGCAATATTTGTGTTGGGGAAATATCTGGACATAATCTGCATATGCTATAGTCAATGAAACTCATAAAACTATTGTTTAATTTAGTTATATTTATTGTAAAATTTAAAAATTGTTCATTCATTTTATTTATCCTCATATATTTGAATTGTTGTGATAGATGTTTTGTATATCATCTGAAGGGTAGTAGTTTTAAGTCTCTTCAATAATATTGTGTAATCATCAGACCCAATAATCGTTCCGACTATCCTCATTCCCCCCAGAAGAAATATTTGGACTGTATCCTGTTTGTTAATAAAATTATCTATAAATATTTGTTCACTGTGTTCTGTATCGTAAATTTCTTTATCGGCATTGTTATTCATAGTTTTTTTCTCCTTATTTTTAGGCATAGTTCGTCTATCCTTGCCATTCCAAATGGTCATAGTTGTTTCTCCGTTTATCTTGTAAACTTTATTTCTTTTTAGGTAAAGGCTTTACCTGGCATGTTTCGCAGCCTTTGCAAGCATCGCATATTTCGCAAGCTTCCTTGCAATCTGAAATCCTTGGATCCCATGGCGAGTTGCCAGGTGTAACGCATCTTGGGTCCCAAGGACTGCACATACTTGCTGTACACCCTGTTAAGCCCACTAATGCGGCCATTGCTAATGCTAGTTTCATTTTATCCCTCCTCGTTAAACAATTTATCAATATGAATCTTCCTAAGCCAACTGGTGGCCTGTTCACAGGTAAAGCCATTTTTCATAAGGCTTTGTACTGTAACCTCTTCATTGTCATAGGAAGTATTCAAAAGCTCCTTATGAATCTTCTTGTTCTTTAAAATAGAACGTTCCTGGTTTCTTGCCATTCTTAATCTTTTTTCTCTTAACTAATTGGTATGATGCTCCCCTAATGGTATCTAAGGTTACATGTGGTCTTTTTAAATCATAATTCTTGATAATATCAAATATTTCCTTATAATGCAATGTTTTACCTGAGATTTCCAGGGCTTGAATGATAGCCTTAGTGTTTGATATTCCTTCAGCCACGATAGAATTTGTCTTTGACAATCCATCTATTTTTCTATTTAAACTTTCAATTTCTCTTTCTATTGATTCGATATGTGAATCATGCCTTACTAGATGTTTAGAAAACCTTTCACTCCAATCTTCTTCAATGATCAAACGTTTATGTAAATTGTTAATAAATTTATGCTTTGATACCAATAAATTTCCAAAGAATGTTCTAAATAATGCCATTTTATTTTCTCCTTTTTAATATTCAATTTTCTATTATATAACCGTCACCGGAACCGGAACCGTCACCGGAACCGGAACCGGAACCGGAACCGTAACCGTAACCGTAACCGTCGCCGTAACCGTAACCGTCGCCGGAACCGGAACCGTCGCCGGAACCGGAACCGTCGCCGGAACCGGAACCGGAACCGTCGCCGGCACCGTAACCGTCACCGGCACCGTAACCGGAACCGTCACCGGAACCGTCACCGGAACCGGTTATGTCTTTAAGAGTTTTTACTATTAAGCTTTCCATGGCTTTACATCCTTGATTGCTTTTTCCGCAATATCCGAAACTTCTAATATTTCTTTTGCGTCTAATACAATTATTGTAGGAACTTCTGGTGGAAATTTGCAATTATCTGGCTTTTTAGGTCCTGTTATGGCAAGTTCGGATGTTGACGCAGCGCCATCCCAATACCATAATCTACGTACATTTGATAATTTAACTACAATTCCTTCAATATTTTCTAACTTACCCGCAAATACGCCAGAATTAACACCACGAACTATTACATACTTTCCTTTTAATTCAGATCCGATCATTTTATTTTCTCCTTTTTCTAGATAATTTAACAATATTATTCATTAAAGAAACATTCCCAGCTGCTGGCCTTCTCTGTTTCCTTTTCTTGTTTTTCATAACTATTATTAAAATTGTTAAAACAATAGTTACTATGGATGCGTAATGCATCTTATACCATTTCTTTGAAAAGCATATCTACATTGCCAAGGTTGATAATTTTAGACTTCTGGTATTTAGAATCATTCCTTATTATGTAGTCTAATGCAGGAAGGTCTCCTATCTTGAGCTTTCCAAACTCTGCCGTACTCTTGAGTCCGATGATCTCTCCATGTGTTAAGTCCATTTTGATGCATTCGTTCTCTGTGAACGTCTCCTCTATGTTTTTCCTTTGTTCGAAGAGAATCTTTACGACTTCGTCCCTTTCTATTTTATCCCTTCCCTTTATATTGGGAACCTCTAAAATCTTTAGTTCATCGTTTATCATTTGTTTTTTCCTTTCCAAGATGATTTTTCTAACTTCTCTATTTTCTTTCGCATATCGAAAATGATATCGTCTTGAGTCTTTGTCTCGTTTTCCAGAATTTCAATTTTCTTTTCTAACTGGGAAATACGCTTGACAAAACCTTGCATATTCAAAATGTAAGTACTTAATAGAGTTCTTGTTGCTGAGTTTTCCTTTTCTATTTCTTCTTTAAATTCTGAAAAACCAAATCCTAAATTTTTTAACAATCTCATTTTATTTTCTCCTAAATAATTCTATTTCTCTTTTTCTTCTATTAATCAATCCATTAACAGGCACTAACTTTCTTTTCTTTTCGCCTGTCTTTGGATCTGTTTCGTATTCGCTTATGTTAATCCATCTTTCCCATGGAATAGTAGCAGTCTCAAAATGTCCTATTTTAACATCACTATAAACTGTTGAATTCAAAAAAGCTGTTTGTCCAATGTTAAACATAAATATAATTAAAGCATCAAACTGGTTCTGCGTTAACTTTGTCGGAATATATCCGTTTAAAACATCTTCTAGAGGTTTAACGTCATCTTGTAATATTAATATACCTGTTCCTTTCGTTATGGTGTTAAACTTCTCACCAGGCTTTATTTTATGGCCATAACCAATAGTTAAATGACCTGCTAAGTCAGGAGTGGGTTTCTCAATAAACCCCTCCATGTCCATTAATATCTGTTCTCCTTCGTTAGAAAACTTCATCTATCAATACTTTCGTTCATTTCCAAAAGCTTCCTTTTGTGTTTCTCTTGTGCGGTATCAATCATATAAAAAGACACAGCAAGAAATGCAATAAACCCAAGAACATATAATATTGTTTTAATAATCAAAATGGCACCTCATCGTTTAGTGGTTGGTTAGAAATTGGCTGGTCTTGCAATGGTACAGTAATGCTCCCATACTGGGTTGATGTATTTAACCCTGGTATTGCAGCAGAATTTAACGAACTACCGACATGGCTTTCAGTTCTATTCGTATCTGCGCTCTCAATTTTGACGATATTTGTATAATTACGTCCGTCGTTGCCTTTTTTATTTTCAATGTCAATATCAACAATTTTAAGAAGGAAATCGTCCTCTGTTGGGTCTTCACCTACTTTTACCCCTCCAATTTCAATGCAAAAGTGGCTAAAGTCTTTTATGGCTATGTGCCTGGTAGTTGGGTTATTATGTTCAATATTATATCTTTTTTGTAGAACCCTCCCTTGAAAATCTTGAGGAGATACCATTTTGAAATTAACAAGTGGATAATTTCCAAACTCACTCTCAACATATTCCATATGATCAATTTGCGCCCTATATCTTCCATTTGGAAAGTCTATCACGTTCTGTACTGTAAAATTAAATGACATTTAACAATTCCTCTTTTAAATTTAATTATCGTAAAATTTCTTAACGTTCTTTGTTATCTCTGTCCAATCCATCATCATTTTAGGCGGAAAATTGAAAACATTTTTCCCATAATATGTTGGGTCTCCCGCAGTATATAACACCCTCCTTTCCATTCCTTTAACTTTTTTCTTTCCAAATACAGCATCTTTGTTCTCGTCAAAGACAACCTCTTTGAGTGCAAGAAAGATAAATTGCACCCAATTACAAAATCCAGTGCGCATCTCTTCGTTTATACGCATGTCATATCTATCATATTGATCTACCATAGGGTTATTTGCTGTTTTGACCTTCCAGTGCGCAGTAAATAGTACGTTCATGTTTTTCTTATTCTGCAAAGCCTCAAGGACGCCCACGATCTCCTTTATGTGCTTAGCAAGAATTGCATTGCTTTTGCCATAACTTAATTCTTGCGTTGTATGTTGTTGAGACATTCTTTCTAAGATAAATGTTTGAAGGGAATCTAGTGAGTCAATAACAAGTGTTTTATATTCATGTTCATTTGCAAGCAAAGAGGTAATAAGCGCCATGAAATCATCATATTTCGTTATCCGGCAACAAGGAGAGCTAATATGGGAGCAGTTACCTTCCATATCAACTATGATTGGCTTTAGAGATGATGAAAACAATGTTGTCTTTCCAACGCCATTATCCCCATAAACGATTCCCTTTAAAGGAGTCATTCTTTTTCCATGAGAAATTACTTGTCCTTTAAACGTAAACTCTTGTTTTTCATTTATAATTTCGTTATTCAACTTCAACTCCTATAAATCTTCCGTCTTTATCTCTATTTAATTTAATTTTCTTCACTTTTTGTTTTGGCAAAGGCTTGAACATCAACTTACCATCACTCAAAACCCAATTAAGGTCTCTGTCTATTTCTTTTTGTCTATCTTCCTCTTCCCATCTATCAAGCAACTTATAAGGAAATACGTTCAACCTAACCTCAGTCTAATCCATTAAGAAAATCAATAGCCCTCTGGTAGCCTCTGTTGAGGATTTCAGATACCATATTGTTTCGCTTTTCTTCGTTACAATAATATGCCGTCATCATTTTTCCGCATTGGACCGCTAAGAACTCTTTGTGGACAAAGATCTTCTTATTTGTATCAAGCACCGTATCCTCAAGCATGTCTTTAAAATGATCCCTTTCGACGTCCCTGATTGTCATATCTTGTTTTTCATAAAGTTCAATTGCGTAGTACATATCAAGCCTCATTGTTTATAATTCTTCATTCTATTAGCGTCATATTTAATTTCATTAAAAATGATGTCTATCTTTTTCTTATCTAAACTACTGCAATTTTGCAACATCTTCTTGCTAGTTATTTCTTCGTATAGCTTAATGACTTTTTCGTAAATGTTTTGTCCGATTTTGTTCTCTAACGACATATTGTTTATCATCTTTAGCTCCCTTGATCTTACACTTCACTTTAAAACCATCTATCTCATAGTTAAAACTTAACACTTTCAAATTAAACAGTCAACAATAAAATTAAAATATGTTATATTTTTTTAAGTCATTAATTTTTAAAGGAAATTTAATAAGATATGTTATCATTCATTATGGGGTCATGGAGTAGGATTTATGCTGTTGTTACAGCATTTGGTTTTCTGGTTTATTCTTATCTGATTAGGCGCAATGCTTCCTTAAAAATCCAGAATGAGCATTTAACTAAAGAAGTTGAAGGAGTAAAAGATAGTGCAAGTAAGATTGTTAAGATTCAGCAGGCTCAAAATGAAATTTCAAGCGCTCCTGCTCCTAGTAGGGATGATCTCTATATGCAGTTGCTCACACCAGGAACCAGAAACACCAAACATTGATTCTATTATAATTCAATCACTTCCAGTGTTTCCCATTCCATCTAAGGAAGCTCTTGAAGAATTGAAGCAAGTTTGTCCAGATAGGAAATGTCTTGTTTGGGGTGATAAGAGGTGCTTAGCGTTTGAAGAGCCAAAGTGCGTTCAATTCCATGATT